CTCGCCGAAAAGCTGCCCCGCGACCGCCGCGCGCTCGGCGGCAGGCACGAAGCTCTCGATGGCGGCGTTGATCGCGCCGACACGCTGATCCAGCGGCAGCGCGATCAGCTCGCCCGCCGAAAGCCCCAGCCGGTCCAGCGCATCGGCGGCGGGGCCGGTCCCGGCGGCCGCCTGGCTGAGACGACGCGTCAGATCCTTCGTGGCCTGTTCGATGCCGGACATCGACACGCCCGCCAGCTCGCCCGCCCGCTCCAGTGTCTGGATCGAGGCGACAGTGGTCCCGAGCGACTGCGCCAGCTTGGCCTGCGCATCGACCGTCTGCAGGCCGGAGCGCACCATGGCCACACCGGCGGCGGCAGCGGCAGCCACCGCAGCAGCAGCGGCTACGCGCACCCGCCGCGAAAAGGCCGAGAGCCGGGCGTTCGCCGCCTCCATCTCCCGGCTCAGCCGTCCGAAGCCGCGCGACCCGGCCTCGCCGACGCCCTCCAGCTCCGCGCGCACCTGTCGCCCGCCGACCGCAGCGAGGCGGACGGAGACTCGCTTCTCAGCCATCGCGATGTTCCATCTGTTCGTTGAGCTTGGCCACCATCACCGCCTCGATGACGGGCAGCAGTTCGGCCACGGCGAGCGGCGGCACGCCGAGAGCGTCGCCGAGCGCCAGCGCCGCCGACATGTCCCAGCCGATCACTGCGCCGGGCAGGACACGCAGCTGGCCGCCGAGGCGGCCGACGAGGTCCCAGACCTGCCAACCCTCCGGCGTTTCCGGACGGTTCAGCCGCGCCGGGCAGTCCGGGCAGGTTTGCGCACAGGCTTCGCAATACCGCTCGCCCCCGCCGAAGGACCATTCGGCGAGAGCGCGGAGGCGTTTTTTTCCTGTTCCAGCAGCAGGCCCTTCGAGACGTAGGTCAGCTGGAAGGCCTCGAAGATCGGCCAGACATCGAGCAGCGCGTTGATGGCCTCGGGGCTCGGGTCGATGGGCTTGCCGTCCGCATCGCCGATGCCCTCCCAGGCGAGCACCGCCCGCCGCGCGAGCGCCTTGGCGAAGGCGACGGCGCGCTCCTCATCGGAGGCGTCCTCCGGTACCGCCTCGACGGCCGGGTCGCTGCGTGTCGCCACCATCAGCGCGGTGGTCAGCGGGCGAAGCTGCACCCGGACGCCAGGGGCGAGGTCGTGCCAGCGCGCTTCATTTGTCAGGTCGAGCGTCAGCATCCTCAATACACCTCGATGTCGTTGATCAGGGTTGCGGTGCACATCCGGCCGACGACGCTGTCGCGCGCCGCCTGCCAGTCGAACGTCGCCTGAACGCCCTGCGGCCCGGAGATCTCGATGCGCGGGCGCGGCAGGTAGACGGCGTGCACGGTGAAGGTGAAGCTCTCGCCGGACGGTAGTATGTAGGCGAATTCCATCTCGCAGGCCTCGCCGTTGATGGCCTGCGTCACCAGCGTCTGGTCGGCGAAGCGCACCTCGATCCGGCCGGTCAGCGCGGCGATGGAGGGGTCCGCGCCGTCGATCCTGCCATCACTCCGGATCGTCTCGATCCGGTCGAGGTTGTTGGCATAGGTGATCTCGGCCGAGACCACGTTGCCGAGTGCCGTCCCATTCCGGGTGATCGAACCGTTGAAATGGCCGAAGCGCTTCAGCTCCAGCGCGGTAGGTGTTCCGGCGCTGGTGGTGGTCCCGACCGTCTCGCCCTGCGCCACCAGCCGCGCCGTCGAGGTCAGCAGCCCCGAGCGCTGCATCTGCCAGGTGATCTGGTCGAGCACGCAGCCGGAATACATCGCATAGCGCGGCACCTCCGGCATGCCGGTCTCGATCGACATGCTCGGCAGCGTCCAGGACCCGGACTGGAACTCGTGGCTGTACGGGGCCTCGACGCCCGTAGTCGTAGGCGCGCCGAACGCCGCCTTCAGCCAGAAGCCGAAGGCCTCGGCGTCCAGCGGCACGACGACATCGCCGTCCGCTGTCACCGCATCCTTGATCGGCGCCAACGGATCGCGGCCATACCCCAGCAGCTCCGAGTTCAGCAGCGGCTGCTCCGCGCCGAGCGAGGTGCTGGCGAAGGGCATGCGGGTGAAGCCGCTCGCGGGCGGCGTTCCATAGGTCGTCTCGAACGCAAGCGCCATCAGCGCCCGCGCCCCCTGGGCTCGTGCCATGTTCGTCTCCTGTGGTCGGTTTGTTCAGGCCAGCGGGTCGGCCGTGGAATAGTGCAGCACCACCGGGATCACAGCCGCCTTCAGGCTGGCCGCGCCTTCGACCGGCAGATCGACAGGCCGCGGCGCCTCCGCCTCGACCCAGTCGCAGAGCGCGCCCAGCGTGCGGTCGGCGGCGAGCGCCGTGCCGATGCTGGCGGTCAGCGTATCGAAGGCGGCGTCACGGCCGGTGCCCTGCACGACCGCCTCGATCTCGGCCCGATGCTGATAGTGGTAGGCCAGCGGCGACAGCGTCACCTCCGGCTCCCCCGGCTCGCCGTCGCGCAGGATCAGCAGGCCTGCCGCCGGCACGCGCTCGGGCAGCACCTCGCCGCGAAGCGCGGTGGCGGGCAGCGCCGAGAGCCGCGCGTGCAGCGCGGTGAGGATGGTTTCGCGTATGGTGGGCATTGGGTACTAGTCCTTGCAACGATGTCAGAATTCTCGCCGTACTGGGCCAGTCAACTTTCATTTCGAAAAAGCCATCTTCTAAGGTCGGAACGGTAACGGTTCCCGCAGCGACCCCCACAAAGCCGAATGGTGCAACTCTGCGTGGCACCGCGTTCCAGACAGGTACGGAAAGAAAACGGCAGGGCATACTTGCCCGTCATGGTGGCAAAACGTTGGTCGCGAACAGATTTCCGGACTCTGCTGAAGATACAAAGCTGCTTCGGAGCTTCGTGACACCCGGCTTCGGTGGTGCTCCGAAAAAAGTTGAATTTTAACCGGAGGCCGATACACCTGAAACCAGCTGCTTCAGACTTATGAATGACCCGAAGGGGTCCAATTCTCGAAAGGTATCTTCAGATGATCCATCGGCTACGCCCGCTTGCAGTCATCCTCATCTCAACGGGATTGTTTTGCGGGAGCGGAGCGGGAGCCCAGAGCCTCTTTGATCAACTGAAGGAAATCGGGCGTCAGATCGGCGCGCCGCCGCAGGGCAGCACGGCGCCGCGGCAGACCGGCTCAGCCGGAGAGTCCGGTGCGGCCCGCGCGGCCAGCCCCGAGGTTCGCGCGGCCATGGACTTGCAAGCTGACCTGAATCGGCTTGGGTTCGATGCCGGTCCAGTGGATGGTCGTCCAGGGGCACGCACGCGCAACGCCGTTACGGCCTATCAGACCAGCCGAGGCTTTGCGCCCACCGGAAATCTGACCCCGCTCCAACGCGCTGCACTGGACACGGAAGCGGCACGCGTCGGCGGCAGCGCAGATGAACAGCGCCGGACACAGGCGTTCGAACTGCAAAGCTACCTGTCCGCTCTGGGATATGACGTGGGAACGCCTGACGGCGCCTGGGGGCCGCGCAGTCAGGCCGCACTGGACGCGTTTCGCCAACGCAGGGGTATGGCACGGGTCGGTTCCGGGCCCGTGGAGTCGGATCGGCAATCGCTTTTTGCGCTTGCCCATGCCGGGCCAGCCCAAGTGGCAGGGGCCCAAGTCGCGCCCCCGGTGGCGCTGAACGGCCAACCCAGTTTCGACTGTGCCCGCGCTGGAAACGCAACCGAGCGCGCCATATGCGCCGATGCCGGGCTGGCAGCATTGGATCGGGACCTTGACGCGACATGGACCGCAGCCTTTGCCGCAACCACCGGTGCGTCCGACTTGCGTGTGCAGCAGTCGGAATGGCTGGCGACGCGCAACGCCTGCGGCGCGGACACGGGCTGTATCGCAGACCGGATGCGATCGCGGATCGCGACGCTTCAAGCTGTCGCTTCGGGGCAGGTCGTGACCGGCGCCCCGTTCACGCCGGTGTCCGAAGCTGCGACAGTCGCGCAAACCGCCCCACAGCCCGCTTCCAGCGGGGTCACGAGCATTGACGGCCTTGCGGCGTTCAACGGGCGTATCGTGTGGCCAGCCCAGTACCTTACCGACGTGACCGGGTTCGACTTGTCCGCGCAACGTGAACGCCTTGGACGCCGACTGTTTTTTTCAGGGCTGACGGCCGGTGCGGACGATCTTGCGACAGCGCTCGCAGCTCCGGAAAGCCTGGGGTTGCTAATGGCGCCATCGACCATTCTGCCCGAAGAAACACTCGCACGGGTCCGCGACGATGCACTGGACATTATCGACGCGGATGCAAGTGTCAGATCGACGTGCACGGATAGGAGCCAGGGCTCCTACTACTGGATCAGTTGCGTTTCCAATTTTGCCTCCGCTTTTGAACAGCGGCGGATCAATGACCGGGTCCTGCAGGAAATCGTCGCGATCATTCCGCGGCAGACGCTTGAAGTTCCCACGCCGGTACACGTGTTTTGTCCGATCGAGGCGATCGACCGGGCGTATGATTTCACCACCAACGAGGTAAACTGGCGCAAACTGCTGCCCGACGGGCATTGCAGTGTAGTGACGTCGCAACTGACCGGGGTGTTCCCCAGCACGTGGCGTGTCGATGCCGCGTTCGATATGGACACGGGAGTTCCGGCAACGACACCGATGGATATCGCGCAAGCTGAACGCTTAACCCAGTTGACCGCGCCCACAAGCATCACGCGCCGCGACGGTCAGCCCCTGATGGTCACCTTTCCGGCGCGCATCTTCTTGTCTCGGATCGCAACTTCGACAACGGGTTTCAGCCCCATGTCGATCCGCGTCGTGCGGGAGGGACCTGTCGATCTTCGCTGGTCCGGTGCACCAGACGACGTGCTCATGGCCTTCGACGCGCCTGACCCGTCAGACCGTCCGACGTCTGCAATCGATCTGGCCGATCACGGGGCCGTCACCGGCCTGATGGCAAGTGCGCTGCCGTTCGACCCCGAGAATGGCGCTGATGTGGTGCGCGCGGTGCTTGATGGGCAGTCTGACCCCGACGCGCCGTTGGTGCGGCTCAACGGATACCTTCAGCCTGTCGGGACAGATCGTAACGGACCGATGCGGATCGTGGTCGGCAACCTGCGGGACCATCCAATCACCGAAGGGCTGGCGAACATGATCCAGACCCCGGGCGACATGATCGCGTGGAACCAGGTCAACGGGCGCAACGGCGCAGTCGAGGTCATCTCCGTGTTCACACGCGTGCGCGGTGCACTAATCACCGACGTGGTCCCGAATGCCACGGAAACCACCTTGACGGACATTTCCCTTGTCGCGCGGATGGAAGCACATGCCGTCTTGGGGAAGGGTGCGTTCGGGCCGACCCTCGTGACCCTTTTGCGCCCGCTGCATTTCGAGGGTCAGGTCAGAACGCCGCAGGGCGAACCACGCGAGGTGATCCAAATCCCGTTGATCGATCAGCCCGCGCCCGACGTCACACGCGTGTTCCGGCCATCCGTGCACTGGCTGGTGGCCGAGGCCGCGCGTTTGTCGGGACGCGACCCCGCCGGGATTTTCGAAGAATGGCTGCGTCCGTTGTATTTTCAGGACGTTTTCGCGCTTCAGGATGCGGTGGACGCCAACAGCGATCTTGCTGCTGCGGAGCTCGTACAACAGGACGGGCGGGACACCTGGATCATGGGGACCTTGCGCCTTGGGCCGTATTCGCTGGACGGGCAAACCTACCCTATCGTGTCTGTCCGGACCTTGCTGCCGACCGTAAACAAGGATGCACAGGCTATGGCCGCCTCGGTCGTACCGGTGATGCCCGTGCCTTTCGGGCTGCCGCTGTCCGAAGACCGCGCGCGGGAGATGCGGGACACGATCAAAGCTGACGTGGATTATCCGTTCCGCGCTCGCGTGACTTTTGGTGCGCCGAAAAGTCCCGGTACATTGTCCATGCCGGTTCAGGTGCATGAACTGGCGCTGCTCGGGCCCGATAACAGGCCGAACATCCCATCGCTCGGCGCTGCCTTTCTTGGTGGCAACGAGTTGGTATCGGTTGCCTTCAGACCCAGGTCCGCGCCCACCGAACCACCCCCGCCGCGAGTCGAGGACACGGTGACAACCCCGCCTGCAAGTCCGGCCCCAATGGCTTCAGGCTCGGGACCCTGGCCAGACATGTCTGGGATCGACGTGCCGCTTTCGGACATCGATCTTTTGGGTGTCCGGACCGGCCAGCCGGTGGGTGAGGCCCATGCCATCCTGATGGCGCGCGACGGGGTATTGTCGGTGCACGAAACCACCGGCCCCGATACCACTGCGCAGAACTTGCTGGATTATCAGCGCACCTATCTTCTGCGCGAAGGTCAGGAAGCCGTGACGCTTTACGCTCCAGGGCCTGATGCGCCGGTCCTTGCTGTTGTCCGTCGGCTTGTCCTGAACGACGGGGTTTTGCCCTACGACCAGATTGGCGTCGCATTGGTCGAAAAATACGGTCAACCGACCCGATTGGACTCGGTGACCGGGATCGTGGCCTGGGGTCCGCCCGATGCGCCGCTCGGGTGTTTTCCACAGGCTCGCGCGATGCGCGACATGGTCCGCTTTCGGCAAATACCGAGGCTGGGCCAAGGCGCAACAGTCGATGTGACGCAGTACGGTGCCGCGGCAGTGGGGCTGTTTCCGATGCGCCCGGACGATGCCGCTTCGGCAAGCTGTGGTGCGGTCGTCATTTACCAACCTGAAACACTCGACATGTTCGACAAGTCGGGGTTCCGGGTGGTCTTGTTCGACAATGTTGCTTTGGCATCTGTGGTGGCCAGCTTGCAGGCCAGCACGCCAGTGGTCGACATGGATATCGAATTTTGACCAAGCAGACATGAACAGGCCTGTGCAAACGCGCAGCGGTTTCGGAGCGTTCTGGGAGGTCGAAAATCGGACCGCATCAACGTGTGAAGTGGTTCGGCAGTGGACGCGTTTGTGCAAGGTCCAAGGCCGTCAGTGATACATATCGGTCTTCAACCAATCTTCCCCGCGACCCATTTCTCCAAGATCAGCCCCGGTAGAGCATCCTGCGCCTGCGCGGAATCTCGGTCAAGGTCCAGCCGCTTCGGCAGCCGGACCTGCGGCACGAGCAGGAAGATGGGCACGGTAGTGCGCCCGCGACCGGTCTTTGCGCGCGAGGCCACGCCAAGCCCGCGAGTGTTCAGACGTCCCTCCGCTACGAGAAGGCTAGGCCCGCGGCGGCGGTAGACGAAGCGCAGCCGCAACCCACGGCGCTGTTCCCATTCGCCGGGGGTAAGGCGGCGATCGCGGGGACCGCGTCCGGTGGCGTCCGTGGGGATCGCCAGCCAGAACCCGTCGCGCGAGCGGATTAGCGGGCCGGCGTCATGGGCGCCGATAATTGCGGGCGCGTTGGACCAGACGAAGGCGGCGGCGTTGAGGCTGGGTTTGCCTGCCGGGTACTGCGCCGACCGGATGGTGTTCGCGAGCCGCCGGCCAAGCCCCGAGCCGGTGATCTGGGCGCGCCAGCCGGTCTTGAGGTTGGTTCCGGCTTCGCGGGTGGCGGCGGTCACCGCGCGTTCGCCCGCCGCCACCTCGGCCGCCGTCATCGCGACGATGTCGAGCTTCAGCTTCATCGCGGTCACGCTGGCCTCAGATCGACGGTCCAGACCAGACGCTCG